CGACCTGGCGGCTCGCGATGCCGGCGCTCGGCGTGACGATCGACGAGGACACGGTGGCGGCCGACTTCGCGAGCATGGACTCGGGCGAGTTCGCCCGCGCGTATCTGAACCGCTGGGCGCCGAAGGGGATCCCCGTGTTCGATCTCGCCGCCTGGCTCGCGTGTCTCGATCCGGCGTCGGCGCCGGCGGGCTCGATCGCGTTCGGGATCGACGTCGCGCCCGATCGCGCGTCGGGCTCGATCGCAGCTGCGGGCGGGCGGGCCGACGGGCGCGTGCACGTCGAACTCGTCGACCGGCGCGACGGGACCGACTGGATCCCAGGGCGGATCCGGGAACTCGTCGACCGCTGGCGGCCGTCGGGCGTCGCGATCGATCCCGCGGCGCCGGCGGGTTCGCTCGTCGCGTCCCTGTCGCTCACCGGGATCCCGCTCGCACTCTGCACCGGCCGCACCTACGGGCAGGCGTGCGGCGCGTTCTTCGATGACGTCGCGGCCGTGCGGCTCGCCCACCGTGGCCAGCCGGCGCTCGACGACGCCGTGATCGGCGCGCGCAAGCGGAACCTGGGCGACGCCTGGGCGTGGGCCCGCACGCCCGACGCGGCCGACCCCGCTCCCCTCATCGCCGCGACGCTCGCACGCTGGGCGTGGTCGACGGCGCCGGCGCTAGACGCGCGCATCTACTAGCACGCCGGATAGCCGCTGAACAGGACCGGTTCCGGTCCTCCGGTACCTCCGGTCCCCTAGCACGGTTTACTCCCTGCGAGATCCCTTTCTAGACGCGATCTTTTCGTGCCGAGGTACTAGTACCCGGGTAGTACTGTGGCGAGCGTGTTCGAGGGGTTGAAGAACGCCTGGGATCGGTTCACGGCGATGCCGACGTCGGCGCCGTCCGAGTCGGATCTCGGCGGGCAGATCCAATGGGAAGTCGACCGGCGCCTGGGCGCGGCCGACTATCTCGGGCTCCCGTCCGTCGGCCGGGCCCGGCAACTCCTGATCAGCTCGATCGCGCAACTCGAGCCCGTCGCCTACCGCGGCGGCGTCGCGATGGACTCGCAACCGGCCGTCGTGACGCGGCCGCAGCCGGGCATCACGCGGTACGAGTGGCTCGCGCAGATCGCGTCGTCCCTGATCGACGACGGCGACGCGTTCCTGTGGCTGCCGGCGACCGGCCGGAACGCGGAGGGCTGGCCAGACGTCGCCGTCGTGCTCCCGGCCGACGACGTACAGGTCGAGTGGGCGACCCAACCGATCACCCGGCGGTACCACTGGCAGGACCGCGAACTGATCGAAGGGCGCGACGTCCTGCACATCGCGGCGAACCGGCGCGCCGGCGAACTGCGCGGCCGCTCGATCTTCGACCAGTACGCCGACGCGCTCGCGCGCGTGATGGGGACGGAACTCTATGCGGCCGACTGGTTCGACACGGGCGCCGTGCCCGACGTCACGTTGAAGTTTTCGGGCTCGTTGACAGATACCGAAGCCGCGGCCGCGAAGGCACGCTGGGTCGCGAACCACCGGGACCACTCGCCCGGCGTCCTGGGCGCCGGCTGGGATCTCTCGGCGACGGGCACGGATCCGTCGTCGTCGCAGCTGTTGGAGTCGCGCGGCCGCGGCGATCAGGACGTCGCGCGCATGTTCGGGATCGTGCCCGCGGAACTCCTGCTCGTCTCGCTCACGTCGTCGTCGCTCACGTACCAGAACGTCGCCGCGATGCTCGACACGCTCGTACGGGTGACGCTCCAGCCGACGTACCTGTCGCCGATCGAAGAGGGCCTGTCGGATCTGCTCCCGCGGACCCAGGTCGTGCGGTTCTCGTTCGACGAACTGCGCCGGCTCGCCGAACCGGAGGCGATCGCCGCCTACGGGCTCGCGATCGACAAGGGCATTTATGACGTGCCCGAAGTACGGGCGAAACTCGGGCAGCCGCCGACGTCGAACCCGCAGATCCCGCCAGCGCTGCAACCGACGCAAGCCGCGCGCCCGATCGAGGTACCCGTGCCATGAACGAACTGATCACGGCCGAAGCCGTCGGCGATCGCGTGTCGGTTCGCTCCGACTCCGACGGGCGCACGATCGAGATCCGCCTGTTGCAGTGGAACGAAGTCGGGAACGCGGCCGAAGGGCGCGAACGGTTCACGCGCGGCGCGTTCCGCGGGACGGATCCGCGCAGCGTGTCGCTCGAAGCGATCGGCCCGCACGGGCGGGATCCCGGCGTGCGGCTCGTCGGCCGGGCGCAGGCGATCGAGGAACGCGACGACGGGCCCTACGGCGTCTTTCGCGTGTCGCGCGTCCCTGCCGGTGACGAACTGCTCGAACTCGTCCGGGACGGCGTGTACTCGCGTGCGTCCGTCGTGTTCGAGCCCGTCATGTCGCGCGCCGCACCCGACGGCGTGATCGAACGGCAACGGGTCAATCTGCGGCGCGTCGGCATCGTCGAGCGCGGCGCCTATCCATCGGCCGGCGTCGTCGCCGTGCGCAGCGAGGGAGATCCCGACATGCTCGAACGAACTCCGACCCCCACGCCGGATCCCGTGCCCGATCCGGATCCGGATCCGACGCCGGCGCCCGGCGCGCGCGTGACGGTGCTCGCACGCAACGCGGACAACGCCGACGCGCTCGACTCACTCCGGGCCGACATGACGCGCCGGTTCGTCGAACTGGAAGCACGTGGCTCGGGCGCGGGTTCCGTCTCGCCGCTCGCGCGGTTCGCGACGTTCCCGGACTATCTCGACGCGTCCTACTCGGATCCGGTGCTCGCGCGCGTGCTCGCCGATCAGATCACGTCGGACAACCCAGGCGTGATGCAGCCGGCGTGGGTGCTCGAAATCGCCGGCATCATCCGGCGGCCGCGCGTCGCGATCGCGGCCCTGGGCGGCGCCGGTTCGCTCGGCTCCGAGGGAATGGTGCTGAACTGGCCGTATCTCGATCCGGCGCTCGATCTCGACGCCGTGGTCGCGCTTCAGGCGGCGCAGAAAACGGAGATCAACTCCGTCAAGGTCAAGATCCTCACGGGCTCGGCACCCATCCTCACCTGGGCAGCCGGAAGTGACGTCTCCTACCAGTTGATCAGGCGCTCGAACCCTTCCTACGTCGCCGCGTACGAGAGGGTTCTGGCGAACGCCTATGCGCGCGAGACGGAAGCCGCGTTCGAAGTGGCGCTCGACGCGGGCGCAACGTCGTCCGTCGTCATCGCTGCCGGCGCGACCGCCGATCAGGTCCGCGCGGCGTACTTCGCGGCGTCGGCGCTCGTCGAACAGGCGACCGGCGAACCGGCAACGGTCGCGCTCGCGTCGCCGGCCGAATGGGCCCGCCTGGGCGGGCTGCCCGGCCTGTACCCGTCGACGTACGGGACGCAGAACGTCGCGGGCACGGCATCGGCCGCGACGCTGCAGATCAACGTCTCGGGCCTGCCGGTGCTTCGCGCGCCGTATCTGACCGGGCAGGAAACGATCATCACGAACCCGCTCGCGGCGACGTTCCGGGAGGACGGGCCGTTCCCGATCTCGGCCGAGGACATCGCGAAACTCGGCCGTGACATCGCGATCTGGGGGATGGGCGCGATCGAGATCACGTACCCGAAGGGCATCGTGAAATCGACGCTCACGACGGAACTGGCGGCCGACGAGTCGAGCCGAAGCCGCAAGTAGCGTGCAGTACGTCACCGTCGACGAACTCGTCGCGATCCTCGGGCCCGGTGCAGATCGGGCCCGGGCTGATACGGCGGCGTCGGCGATCAGCGAATGGATCGACACGCGCACCGGGCGCTCGTTCGGCGCCGGCGGCGATCCATTCGACCCGCTCGCGGGAGCGATCCCGGCGCGGATCCACCAGCTGGCGCTGAACGGCGCGCTTCGCTTCTACCATGACCCGGAGGCGCCGTACGGCGTGATCGGCGGGCCCGCGGACGTCCCGATGTACATGCGCTCGTTGATGACGGACGCGGACGCGCTCCTGCTCGGCCTGCGCTCCGACTTCGGGATCGCGTGACGTCGCCGACGCCGCGACAGGATCTCGCCCTGGCGCTCGCCGACGCGGCCGGCGGCCCGCTCACCGTGTTCAGCGAAGAACCGGCAACGGCGCCCGGGCTGCCCGCGCTCGTCGTGCGGCCGGGCGCGCCGTACCGCTCCGAGTCGGCGTCGCCGGCCCTGTTCCCGTGTCGCGAACGGTGGCGGCTCGAGATCGTCGCGCTCGTCCCGATCGACGCCGTACTGCCGCTCGACGATCTCGACGTGCTGATCGAACTTGCGCGCGACGTGGTGCGCGCGCTCCCCAACGCGACATGGAACGGCGTCCGGCAGGCGCCTGGGCAGATGACGATCTCGGGCAAGCCGCATCACGGCGCGATCGTCGAACTCGACGTCGAAACCTAGGAAGGGGACGGTATGGCCGTGCGCACTCCGCTGTTCATGAAGGACGCGAGTATCAAGATCGTCGTGCCGCCGGGCCCGTATTCGGGCGCCGTCGAATACAACTGCGACATCGGGATGATCGAGATCCTGGCGGCCGCCGGCGACACGGTGACGTACCAGACGCTCTGCCCGACGGGCACGAACTCCCAGGTCGCGCCGTCGACCTATTCGGTGCACCTGAAGGGCGTGCAGGACTGGGGTACCGACGGGCTGTCGACATTCCTCTGGAACAACGCCGGCAAGACGGCGCGGCTCGTCGCGAACGCGCACGGCGCCGCGGCCGCCTACGCGCCGGCGACGCCTGGGTTCGACTGTTCCGTCGTGCTCGTCGAGGGAGCGTACGGGGGAGAGGCGTCGAAGTGGGCGGAGTTCGACGTCGAGTTCCCGTGCACCGTGCGACCACTCCTGATCACCACGACGCCGACGGCGGACGCCGACGCGCAACTCGAACTCGAACCCGTCGCCGCCTGATGCCGGACGCCGGCAACGGCGCCACGGTCGAAGGCGCCGACGTCGCGGCGCGCGCGTACCAGGGCATTGCCGACGACGCGCGCGACATGACGGAACCGAACCGCAGGATCTCGGCCGCGGGCGAACAGGCGGCGCGCTCCCGGGCGCCTGTCGCGACGGGCGCGCTCGCGGGCTCGATCGCCGGCGACGCGACGGATCGGGCGGCCGAACTGGCCGTCGGCGTCCCGTACTGGCCGGTGCAGGAATTCGGCTCGCGCCGGCTGCTCGCGCACCGGTTCATGGCGGCCGGGATCGACGCGATGCGGGCGACGGCTCCCGACGCCTACCGGGACCGAATGCAACAGATCATCGAGCGCCGCACGTGAGCGAGACGAACGGGCACGATCCGGCCGTGATCGATCTCGACGCGATCGTCGCGTCGACGCGCGCGCCGATCCTGCGGATCTCGTTCGACATGATCCGAACAGACACGCTCACGGCGTACGAACTGATGACGATCGGCCGCACGCTCGGGATCGCGCCGGGCGATCTCGTCGCGCAGATCAACGCGAAGGACGGCTGGTCGGCGCTCGAACTCGGGCAGGCGTTCGCATGGATCATCGCGAGGCGGGTGGATCCGGCGCTCACCTGGGAACAGGCGCAGACATACGGGCTCGACGTGGTGACGAACCCGCCGGACCCTACGCCGGCCGGCGGGCGCAAGCCGCGTCGGCGTGGGACGCCTGGGTCGTGAACGTGTGCCGCATCACGGGCCTGTCGCCGTCCGACGTGCGCGCGCTCACGGCCGGCGAACTGATCGCATGGATCGGCGCCGAACTCGGGACGACGCCGGGCCCGCGCGTCGCGTTCGCCGAAGATCTGGCGGGCGAGTAAGTGGCAGGGAACCCGCTCGAAGTCGTCACGAAATTCACGTCTGACGTCTCCGGGCTCGAACAGGGCGCGAAGAAGGCGACGGACGCGATCGGCGGGATCTCGCCCGCGGCGATCCTCACGGGCGGCGCGATCATCGGCGCGGCCGGGCTCGCCGTCTCGGCGATCGCCGGCATGACGCAGGCGGCGATCGAGGATGAGGCGCAGCAGGCGAAGGTCGAACAGGCGTACAAGGGCGCGGGCGCAGCCGTCGGCGACTACACGGGACAGATCAACTCGGCGATCGAGGCCGGGCAGGCGAAGGGGTTCACCGACACGCAGACCCGCGAGGCGTTGACGTCGCTCATCACGGCGACCGGCGACGCCGGGCAGGCGAATAAGGATCTGGCGGCCGCGCAGGATATCGCGCGGTTCGCGGGCGTCGATCTCTCGACCGCGGCCGATGCAGTGGCGAAGGCGCACGCCGGGCAGGACGGCGCGCTTCGGAAACTGCTCCCAGGGCTCGACAAGGGCAAGACGAGCATGGATACGCTCGCCGCGGCGACGACGCTCGCGGCGGGCTCGTCGGACGCCTACGCGCAGACGACCGAAGGCAGCATGGCGATCGCGTCGGACGCGTTCGGGGAACTGGGGGAAACCCTGGGGACCGCGTTCATCCCCCTGGTAAAGGCCATCCTTCCCCCGCTGATCGCCGTGATCAAACTGCTCGGGCAACTGATCGAAGCGATCCTGCCGCCGCTGTCGATCCTGTTCACGGCCCTGGGCGTCGTGATCGGGAAACTGTTTGAACTCTGGACGGCGGAATACACGATCATCGGGAAGGTGATCGGCCTGCTCGTCACCGGGCTGAAGCCGATCCTGGGCACGCTCGCCGGCCTGTTCGGCGGCGTCGGCGACGCGATCGCGGGCGTCGTCGGCTGGATACAGAAACTGCTCGACTGGATCGGGAAGGTCGTCGACGCGGCCGGGAAACTGCTCGACTCGCTGAACCCGCTCAAAGGGTTCTCGCTCCCGTCCCTGCCATTCGGGCTCACGGCGCCGGCGCCTGCCGGCGTGGGCGCGTCGACGCGATCGGGCGGGCGCGCGGCCGTCGGCGGATCCGTCGTGGTCAACGTGTACGGCGGCGACCCGCGCCGCGTCACGTCGGCCGTGCGCGAGGCGTTCCGACGCTGGCAGTTCACTGACGGCGGCTCGGCGCCGGATCGCGAGTGGTAGCGGTCGCCGTCGAGTTCGGCGCGGCCGGCGGCTCGACATGGACGGCGCTCACGTGCGATGTGTTCGGGCTCGGCTGGAACCGCGGCGCGTCGGAGGATCGCGGCGTGCTCGCCGTCCCGGAGTCGGGCGAACTCGTCGCGTACCTGATCGATCCCGCCCGGGATCTCGATCCGGCGAACGGCTCGTCGATCTTCGCGGGCGCCTGGGATATCGGCGCGCGGTTCCGCGTCACCCTGGGCGGCGTCGTCGCATTCTCGGGACGCGTCGACTCGATCGCGCACGATCTCGATCCGCCGAAGGTCGTGGGCACGACGCCGTACCCGCTCGCGCGCGTCGGCGTCGTCGACGGCGTGGCGCTCGCGGCCGCGGTCGACACGATGCAGGGCGGGTTCCTGCCGGAGTCGACGTCGGCGCGGATCGGGCACCTGCTCGACGTCGCCGGCATCGCGACGGGCGTGGGACAACGCGATATCGAGGCGGGCGGCGAGCAATTACAGGGCGCCGTCCTGGGACTGACGAATGACGTCTGGTCCGATCTGCTCGCCGTGGTGCAGAACGAACTCGGCTCGATCGAGTTTCGCGCCGACGGATCCGTCCGCTCCCGGATCCGCTCGTCGACCT